AAGACCTGTTAGAGGGTAAGATGTCTAAGAGCAACTTCATGCGTAATGTACGTATGCAGTTTCCACAACATATCTCACCTACTACCTCTTTTGACGATTCCGTAAGAATCCTAAAAGGAAAGCGTATCTTAAACGAAGCTAAAAAGCCTGAAGGCGTTTACGGACATAATCCAAACGCAGAAGCTGAAACTTCTAGAGGTATAGATCACTTGAATTACTACCAAGTCTACCACGGTATTCAATATGAACTTGCTAGAATGCCAGAAATTACTGATGAAAATTACGTTAAGGCTAGAAAGAAAGTCGTTGATAATATTTTAAAAGATCCTGATGCGTATAAAGAATTACAGCTTGCAAATTTTAAAGCCGTAAAAGAAATGGATAAGGATCTTGAAATGAAAGACGTTAAGAAGAACAACCTCGTTGATAAGCCTAATGAGATGAAGGTTGTTGAGAAGGATGCTAAAGCCAACACACAAGATACTCTCGAAAACAAAGAAAAAAGAAAGTCTAAGACTGCTAAGGTACCTGTAATGACTCAAACTCCGAAAGGAAAACTTGAAGCATTTGCAACTCCCGGTAAGGAAAAAGTAATGGCTCTCAAAGAACATATTCTTGATGAAATGACTACCCGAAATCCTCATCACGAAGAGATTCATAAGGGTAACGAGGTTTATAAAAAAAAAGGTAACGGTACCCCCGGTAAAGTAGTTGATTTTGATGGTCATACTGCTACAGTAGAATGGCAAGATGGCCATAAAGAAGATTTACAAAAAAACGTACTTACAAAAGTTAAGCCTGAAAAGACTACTACAGAGCTTCCTTCTAGCGAAATGAAACCTCGTACAATGGTTCCATGGAGCAATAACGAAGAAAAGCTCAATGAAGATCCTGTAGGGCAGCAAGCAGCAGGCGATGAAGAAGAAGAGGCTAGCTTACGTGCTACCGTTATTAGGAAAGAGGATAAAATTAAAGATCTGAAAGAAAAACTTATTAAAGCGTTGACTAAAGAAGCCGGCGATCTGGTAAAAGCGGCTGACGGAACCTTTTTAGGCGCAACTGCTACAGGAAAAGGCAAAAGTTTAGCTAATAGTATAAAGAATCAATCTAAAGGCGGTATTAATCCCATCGTTACAACAATCAGCTCATGAGTAAGCAAGTCTTAATAGAATATCTACCATTCACACCCTTACCTAGGCAACTACACGAGGCTAGAATGAATCCTAAAGCCCCACTTATTGTAGCCGGTCTCGTACAGGCTGCCGATAGACCTAATGCTAACAAGCGTATCTACGACTTTGATACTTTAGCTAAGCAAGTAAAACTCTATATCGACGGACCCATTGCTGAAAGAAGGGCGCTTGGGGAGCTTGATCACCCAGAATCTTCTGTTATTAACCTTAAGAATGTTTGTCATAATATTACTAGACTCTGGTGGGATGGTAAGAATCTCATGGGTGAGTTTGAAGTTTTAGATACACCTTCAGGTAATATACTACGTGAATTATTTATGAACAATATTACAGTCGGTGTCTCTTCACGTGCAATGGGGTCGGTTTCACCAATAGGTGAAGGTCTCGTTCAAGTAGAAGATGACTTAGAATTGATTTGCTGGGATTTCGTTTCTACACCTTCAACATATGGTGCTTATGTAAAACCGTTGGAAGGATTAAATGAATCTTATGATCCAAACGGCGGTGAGGGTAGGAAAAACAGTATTAATAGACTAATTTCAGATATTATTTGCACCCAAAGCGGTGTTTGCTGTATAAAATAAAACAACTATGAAACAACATCTTAACGAAATTAGGAAAATGCAGCATATAGCTGGATTGATTAATCAATCACAATCAAACGAAGCATTCGAACCAGACTACGATCGAGGCGGGTATTTTATGGATATGCTAGAAGAAGCTATTGGTCCTTGGATAGATAGTAAAATAAAGGATGGAGAAGAAATTGAACAAATTAAAGCTGAATTACACTACGACGTAGATAAAATAGTTGATAGCCGTAGTAAGACTTATTATTAAAAAATAAGAAATCCTAAATAATTAATTTCTGACATTATTTGCACTCAATCAGGTGTTTGCTGTATAAAATAACGATCATGAAACAACAACTTACCGAAGTAAAAAGACTGCAAGAGCTTGCAGGGGTTGTTGAGCACGAGCATAATTTTTTAGAAGACCCTAACCCTTTAGACGATCTACCATCGGTGAAGTTAGATATTGACGATAACGGAATGATGAAAATCGAATTAACCGCTTTTTTTCATACTCCGGGTAACGGAAAAGTTCCGCTATTGATTAATAACCCAGCACTTCAGGAAGTAGTTATGAAATCAATTCAATTAGAATCTCAAAAAGCCTTTAGAAAAGCCGTACACGGAGTACTTGGAATCCCTTACGGCTTACCTGAATAAAAAAATTTTCACTAAGAATCAAGGTTTTCCGTACAGGCAGAGATATTTATGAACGTATGCCATCCTAATATGGCATCTCGTATTCTATACACCCTTATATTGCTACACTCTAATTAGCAATCCCCGAAACAAATTTAAGATGGAAAATCAAGAATTGTTTAAGCAAGCAATCCTTGACGCAAAGGCTGTTCGTGAGACTGCAATGGCTGCCGCCAGAACTACTCTCGCTGAGCATTTTGAACCTTTCATCAAGGAAACCATGGCAAAAGAACTCACAAAAGAAGAGCACGACACCATGGAAGAGGATAATGAAATGGAAGAAGCCATGAAGCATCATAAAAAACATGATGCTACTGAAATGGAAGAAGCCATGAAGCATCATAAAAAACATGATGCTACTGAAATGGAAGAAGCCATGAAGCATCATAAAAAACATGATGCTACTGAAATGGAAGAGTCTACACTAGATGAAATCTTAGCCGAGCTAGATGCTCTTTCTGAAGAAAATATCGAAGAAGGAGATCACACAGTCGATGAAGGACACGTTCCCGAAGACGGCTACGTTGGAAAAGCAGGCAGAGGTGCAACCGGTTATAATGAACGCGCCGGAGTATCACATGGCGATGGAAAACTTCACGAAGCTGATGATGAAAAAGAAGAAGAAGACGACGAGGCTGAAGAAGCCGGCGAGGACCTTACTAAAGACATCGAAGCGGCTAGAGGCGGTGAAGAGCAAGAAGTAGTTGATATTACTGTAGGTGAATTGAAAGACATCATTCGTGATGTATTCATGCAATTACAGGGCGGTGATATGGCTCCTGGAGCATCACTAGATGGCGGTACTGAACTTGCAACAGATTTAGGAAGCGGCGGAGAAATGGAGGCAGGAGAAGAAGAAATCTCTCTTGATGAAATTCTAGCTGAACTTGAAGAAGAAGAGCATAAAATGGAAGAAGTTAAGAAAAAGCATCACCACAATGATAAAGTAGATGAAGGTACAGGACCGGGTGGTGAGATCGATCCTAAAGCCGAAAGCACTTACAAGGTTGAAGAAATAAAGAAAGAGCTTAATGAAGCTGTTAAAACGATAAAAGCACTTAAAACCGAACTTAATGAAATCAATCTTTTCAGTGCAAAACTTCTATATGTAAATAAAATATTCAAGGCAAAAAATCTTTCTGAATCACAAAAAACGAAAGTAATCAACGCATTTGACAGAACAACAACAATCAAAGAGGTTGAGAATACTTACAAAACTTTACTTGAGTCAATTAGTGTAGAAGCTAAAAAAACTTCACTTAAAGAATCCGTAGGTTTTGCATCAAAACCAATCGGTAGCGCTCCAGCTCGTCCGATTGTTGAAGCCGATGCTTTTGTATCAAGATGGCAACAGCTTGCTGGAATAAAAAAATAACAATCTCTAAACTAAACATTAAAAAAATGTCAAACCTAGTTAATTCCCTTTTAGAAAGCGCTAACCCATATACCGATCAAATGGGGGTTAGTCAGAAACTTGCTAAGAAGTGGGCTAAGTCCGGCCTACTCGAGGGTTTGAAAGATTACGACCGAACTAATATGGCCGTTATTCTTGAAAACCAAGCAAAACAACTCGTACTTGAATCTTCTACAACTGGTGGTGGCGTAACCAACGGTGCAACCTTTACTCCTGGTAATGGTGAGCAGTGGGCTGGTGTAGCTTTACCTCTCGTTCGTAAGATCTTCGGACAAATTGCATCTAAAGAGTTCGTTAGCGTACAGCCAATGAACCTTCCTGCTGGTCTAGTATTCTACTTAGATTTCCAGTATGGTAACAACATCCCTAAGCCTTTCGTAAAGGGACAATCTGTTTATGGTACTCTAAACCAAACAGCTACTAGCGGATTCGGTAACTTAGCCTCTGGTGGTCTTTATGGTCAAGGCCGTTACGGATATTCTATCAACCAGTTTTCTGCTTCTGCAGGTACAGTTGTAACAACTGCCGCAACTTTTGCTAACGTTAACTTCAACAATGACTACTCTCAGTCTGTTGTAGATAGCAAGATGATTCAGATCGCAGTTCCTACTGCTTCTTTAAGCACCCCTGACCTTAACGGTATCCGTGCTTTCGAATTGAGCGCTAGCTCTGCTATACTATCCCCTTCTACTTTGATTAATGATTTTACTACTTTATCCGGTGGCGATATCTTATTCTATGTAAGCGGATCAAATGCAGCAGCTATCGATGCTGTAACCGGTTCAATTATTGTATTCTACAATAAGCAAACCAATTTCCAAACTCGCGGTGATTTTGAAGATGCTCCTGGCGATACACCAACACCATTCTCTAATCCGAACGCTGCTTCTTCAACTCAGATCGTTATACCCGAGATTAACGTTCAGATGAAGTCAGAGACCATCTCAGCTAAGACACGTAAGTTGAAAGCACAATGGACTCCGGAATTCGCTCAAGATTTGAATGCTTATCATTCTCTTGATGCTGAAGCAGAGTTAACCGGTATGCTTTCAGAGTATATCTCTCTTGAGATCGATCTCGAGATCCTCGATATGTTAATCGAGAATGCTCAGACAGTTGCAAACTGGTCTGCACAGATTGGTAACCAAATTAACGCAGCTGGTACTGCTTACACTAGCAATACTGCTGGTGCTTACTATAACCAGATGTCTTGGTTCCAAACTTTAGGTATTAAGCTTCAAGCTGTATCTAATAAAATCCACCAACTGACTTTACGTGGCGGTGCTAACTTCCTAGTATGTTCACCAACTGTAGCTACAATCCTTGAATCTATTCCTGGATTTGCAGCTGATACTGATGGTGCTGCAGATACTATGAAATATGCATTCGGCGTTCAGAAAATTGGTCAGTTAAACAGTCGTTATAAGGTTTACAAGAACCCTTATATGACCGAGAACACTATTCTATTAGGGTTCCGTGGTAACCAATTCCTAGAGTGTGGTGCCGTTTACGCTCCATACGTACCGTTAATTATGACACCTCTAGTGTACGATCCAGATACCTTTACACCAAGAAAAGGTATTATGACTCGCTACGCTAAGAAGATGATTCGTCCTGAATACTACGGTAAGGTATACGTTGCTAACTTAAACGTAGCTCAAGCTAGCTAATTCAGACTAGCTTAAAAAATAAAGACCGGCCCTGTAAGGCCGGTTTTTTTTATACTTATATCTACTATTTATATTAAAATTATTAACGCCTACTCTGTTAGATTTAAGCAGAGATCCATACGGATTAAACGGTGGTACAATCGTCAGTGGATCAATAAATACAAAAGCTGATGCATTTTGGTATCTACCAGTAACAAATACTACCGCAATAATATCATTTAGCAGTCTAACTGGAGGACCGATTAGTGCATCATTTACAGCCGGTAACGGTATTTTCGGCGCAATTACTGAAGTCTCACAGTCATCCGGTATCGCCGTTCTCTACTCAGGTTCTTATCAATACCCTTACCCCTAATATAAATCCTTGAAAATATATAATATAGAACCCTCATTTGAGGGTTTTTTATTTTCTTTTGCTTACTATTTATATCAAACGGTCTATGCATGGTGATAACAACAGTTACAAGAAAGAAAAAACTTAAGAATCCAATTAAATTTCAGGTTACACTTAATGAAGAACAGAAAGTTGCGAAATCAGTTATTCTTGAAAACAAGATAACAGTACTAAAAGGTAGTGCAGGATCAGGAAAATCGATAGTAGCTGCTCAAGCTGCACTCGATCTACTCTTTACCGGACAGGTTGAAAAGGTAATACTAACTAGACCTGCCGTAACTGCTGGAGAAGAATTAGGTTTTATGCCCGGAGATAAAGACGCTAAGCTAGCTCCCTATACAGCAGCTATATACGATAATATGTATAGGCTCTATAATAAGGAAAAGATAGATAGAGAAATTATTGAAGGTAGAATAGAGGTTATTCCGGTAGCATTTATGAGAGGCAGGAATCTTACAAACTGCTGTGTAGTAGTAGACGAAGGCCAAAATATTACACACAGGCAGATGGAGCTAATTCTTGGTAGAATATGTGAAGGATCAAGAATGATTATATGTGGTGATACTGCACAGATTGATTTAAAAGATAAAAAATTATCAGGTTTTGGATTTATATGTAATAACTTGACCAACGTAATAGGTTTTTCAGTTGTAACTCTGAAAACTAATCATCGCGATCCAATCGTTGAAGATATTTTGAAAATTTATTTAGATCATAGAGATTAAAAAATGGCTAATCCAATAATTTATAACGGCGATCCAGGGCCAATTTCAGGCAGTACCCCATTTGGATTTTACGATAATGACGCAGATTATCAAACCGATGGACCAAAAGTAGCAAACTACTGTGCATGGAAACTAGGATATCCCGTACTCGACGTTGAACTACAGTCCGGATCGATTTACGCTTGTTTTGAAGAAGCCGTTTCAATCTACGCCGAAGAATTATATCAACTTAAGATAAAAGACAATTACCTAACGCTTGAAGGACAGCCGACTTCCTCTCTATTAAACAGTATTGTAGTCTCGCCTAACTTAACCAACCTGGTTAATATAGCCGAAACTTACGGTCAAGTAGCAGGAGTAGGTGGATTTATAAGTTGGAGAAGTGGTTCGTTGGAACTTATATCTGGAGAGCAAAACTATAACGTATACGACTGGGCAGTAGCATCACAGAGTATGAGTCCGGGAGATAGAATAGTAATTCAAAGAATAATGTATCAAGCACCGCCTGCGATTTACGGATACGGGTATGGTGCTTATTATCCTCAATTAGGTGGATCGGGTGCATGGCCTGGTAGTTGGGGCGGATACGGAGCTATGGGTGGAGGGAACAACGCTGCTACTTATTATCCTGTATTTTGGGATATTCAAAGAATTCAAGAATTAGAAATGTCAAATGACGTACGGCTTCCTGAATGGTCGTTTGAGCTTATTGGAACTAACTTAAGAATTACTCCAGTACCTCTAGGCAGTAATTATGGCGGATACCGTTCATGTATTTCAATTCAATATGCATTCCAATCAGACCTTATGTCTTTGACAGAAAATAGCCCATACGGCAGTAATAAAGGTCTAGTAGCAAATGCAGCATTAGCTCCATACGGTCTAATCACATACTCCTATATTAATCAACCGGGCAAACAATGGATCAAAGAATATACAGCTGCACTTACTTCTGAATTGCTTGGTTTGATACGCGGAAAATACCAAACTGTACTTATTCCAGGGGCAGAAGCTACACTCAATTTTGCTGATTTAATCTCACGTGGTAAAGAAATGCAAGTAGCTTTACGTGAAAAATTACGGCTTGACTTCGAAGACATGTCAAGACAGAAGCAGCTTGAAAGAAAACAGTCTGAAAACAATTCTCTTAACGATACTTTAAATAGTATACCGTTAATGGTATATATCGGATAACTATGGCACTATTCGGTTCAGTAAGAGATGCAACAATGCAACTTGGCGTAGCCGGCGAGTTTGTAAATAACGTAGTAACCCAGCAAATAGGCTACTATAAGATAGTAATACCCTCATCCCCTCCGAATATCTATGGCGAATCATCCGTTAAGCAATATATCGGCCCGGTACTTTTAAACTGTTTAATAGTCAGGGGCGACTTCTCAACAATTACCGATAATAATTTCGGACCTGATAGTAGAAGGGAAGTAGATTTTAGATTTTTAAAGCCAGATCTAGAATTAGCTAATATAGTGCCTGAGACCGGTGATATTATTATGTATAACGAATTATATTACGAAGTAGATAATACTAACGAAAATCAGCTTTTCCTTGGAAAAGATCCCAATTATTCTTACTCTGAAGGATTAAACAACTTTGGTACTAGTTTTTCTATCATTCTAACCACCCATATGACATCACCTGAAAGATTAGGTATAACACAACAGAGACTCTAATATGCCACAAATAGTACGTCCAGAGAATAGAAGGGAGTTTATGAATAAACTTATCATACCTGCTGATCCGCAGTATGGCAATCCAAATATAGTTTTTTCTGAACCTTTCAAACCAGGACAACCTGAATTTAATAGGGCATATGAAACTGCTTTTGAACCTACAGGAGACAAAAAATACTCAATAGGATTAAAAGATATTGATCAATCAATAATGTACCATTTTGCAAACGTTCTTAAGCTTACGGTATTTCAAAACAATTCTACGGTACTTGTTCCCGTTATATACGGTTCACCTGAAAAATGGAAATCAATACAAAAAGACGGATACTATCGTAATAATGTAGCAAAAATAATGTCCCCTCTTTTAGTTTTTAAAAGATCTTCAGTTGTACAGAATAGAACGCTCGGAAATAAAATAGACGGTAATGTTGCTAAAAATGTTCAACTATACGAAAAGGCTTTCTCAAAAAGAAACGTATATGATAACTTCAATGTTTTGCAAAATCAAAAGCCGCAGAAAGAATATACGGTTGTAGTTACGCCTGACTATGTTACTGTAAATTATACAGTAATAATGTGGACAAACTATGTTGAACAAATGAATAAGTTGATAGAAGCTGTAAATTTTGCTTCTAATTCATACTGGGGTGACCCCGATTCATTTCAGTTTCTTGCAAAAATTGAGACGTTTAATGACGCGCAAGTCTATGATCAAGGTGAAGATAGATTGGTAAGAACTGAATTTGATTTAACTGTCAACGGTTACCTTATTCCGGATTCGCTAAATGCCTATTTAGCACAGCTTTCAGGAAAAACTTATAATATATGTAAAATAGTATTTACAACCGAACAGGTGCAGTAAGGTAGGTTTCTTATTGTTACGGAACGAACTATTTATAATCAAATTTCATAGAGTGGCAGATACTATATCAACTTCCGGTATATCCCCCGGTCAATTAATTAAGTCCGAACAGGTTCTCAGAATTATTTACGCTCTAAATGGAGTAAGCGGTAGTACAATCCTTATTTCAGGTAGTCTTGGAGTAAGTGGATCTGCAAACTTTTTAAATACTGTTAATTTCTTTGCAGGATTAACCGGTTCATTATTTGGGACCTCTTCTTATGCTGCTACCGCATCGGTTATACAAGGAGCGGCTACAGGGTCTTTAATTACAACAGCTTCATTTTCTAATCCTTCTATTACATTTACTAAAGGAGACGGTTCAACTTTTTTAGTAAATTTAACAAGTCTTGTTCCTCTTACAGCATCACATGCTTTAACTGCTTCTTATTTTAGCGGTTCAATCTCAAATGCTATATCTGCTTCTTATGCTCTTACAGCATCGTATGTTGCTAACGTATCATCTTTCCCTTTTACTGGAAGCGCTATTATAAGTGGTAGCTTAAATGTAACAGGAAGTACAAATATAAGCGGCGCTTTATTTGTAAACGGTCTTTCCCTGAGTGCAGAGAATGGGGGACAATTAGCTATATGGAAATATACATCAAGTTTAAATACAGGAGTAGATCCTGGTAACGGATTTTTTAAACTAAATCAATACTGGTCATCATCTCCTACTGCTGCATCGTTCGACAATTTTGCGTATGATCCAAACGTAAGTTTTTCAGGTTATTTAGATAATCTAACAGTAGGTACAGTAATAAAACTTGTAAGCCTTGCAGAAGCAGGTACCTTTAAACTACTACAAATTACAAGCGTAGCACCCCCTGAATCTGGTTACGAAAGTTATGGAGTATCACAGTTAACTTCAGCAGGTAACGACCCCGCTGAAGGAGATCAATTTGCATTTATACCAGTAGGCGCATCTGGGGAGGGTTTTAATACAATCAACAACGCAGGACCTGGTAGATTAATTATTTCTGACGGTTCGACTAATGCTGCTACAGCGTCATCTGATTTAATTTACACAGGTAGTACTTTTTTCGTAACCGGGTCAGCTACTATTGTAGACATATATAGCAATTATTTTTATGTTAGAAATAAACAGACACAACAGCCTGTATTTACAGTAAGCGAAAGTGTTGTACAGTTCGCGACTCAATCAGCGATTCCTACCGGCACTGCACCTAATGGAGGAATATGGTTTACATCAACTAATCTTTATGTAGGTTTAGATTAAAATTAACTATTTATTAAAATAAAAAGACAGAAAAATGGCAAATTGGAAAAAAGTAATAGTATCGGGAAGTGTAGCTCAGTTAAGTAATTTAAGTATTAGTAGTAACTTAGCTGTAACCGGCTCGGTAAACGCTTTAGGACTTACTAATGCAAATAAGCCGAATATAGTTTCTTATGATACAACTACAGGTTTATTCACTTATCAAGGTACCGGTTCATTTACCGCAACTACTGCTTCTTATATTTTAAGTAGCGGGGTAGATGGCCCTCTAGGTATGAATAGCATACTTACTGCCTCTCATGCCGTAAGCGCTTCAATTGCAGGTAGAACAAAAGGTACTTTATCTCAAGTAGCTGGCGGGGGTCTTAATGCTTTTTCTTTCAACGGTAGTACTGACGTAACAGTAGAAGTCAGCGGTGCTGCTCAACTTTCTCAAAACGCTATTACAAAGTGGAATGACACAGATAATAAGTTTACCAATTCGAGTCTCTTTGATAACGGTACTTTAATAACCGGTAATACATCGATAGTACTTACAGGCGCAAATTCAAGCTTAACTGGTTCATTTAGCGGATCATTTAAAGGAGACGGTTCACAACTAACCGGCCTTGTAACTGAATTAGACTTCTCTGGTTCAACCGGAAGCGGTAATGTAGATCTTTTAACTCAGGTATTTACAATTACCGGTACAGCTAATGAAATAGAAACATCAGCTGCCTCCCAAACCCTAACAATCGGGTTACCTAATAACGTTACTATTGGTAACAATTTAGTAGTTAGTAATAATTTAACAGTATTCGGTACTGCTAGCTTCCAACAAACAACAAATCTTGAGGTTGCAGATAGATTTATTCTTCTTGCTTCTGGATCAAACGCAGCAGGTGATGGGGGTATCGTAGTACAGCAAGGAACACAGAATGTAGGCGAATTATTTGCATTCGATAGCGGAACTACAAGATGGGGATTAACTGGTTCATTTACCGCCAATCAAAGTACTTATACACCTGATGCATTTATGGCAGCAGCGGTTTTAGGTTCAAGCGGAGATCCAACAACAGCACCAGGTAGGTACATTGCAAAAGGTAATATATTTATAGGTAATGACGAAACAATTTGGATATATTCTTAATAGAGTTTTCAAAAGAGTAGTTATGGGTTTTAACGCAAATAACGTAGTAGTAAATAATAAACGTGTAGAGGAGCTCCATAAGGCTCCTTTACCTGTCTTAAGTCTTAATAAACCTGAGGTTGAGACTTTGTTAAATTTAATAAGAGAATCTCATTTCAAAGGAGAGCAGGTTCAAAAGATATTTGAATTAGTGCTAAAACTTCAAGACTATTACGTTAAGCTACCCTGATTCTGTGATATTTATATGAAGGAAAGTACTGTAGGCCGAAAGGAAGTAGGCATATACACGGCATAAGTGTATGTATCTAACCACAGTGTAAATTTGTATTACTATGCCGAATTGGAAAAAAGTCATCGTAAGTGGCTCAAATGCCTCTTTAAACTCATTAACAGTAGCTACAAATGTTGTAGCTGAATCATTCACTGGTTCTTTATTTGGAACTGCTGCTTCAGCTTCTGCCGCTTCAGTATTTAATATTTCATCTTCATTATATTCAGCTCAAGGAGCTTTAGCTGGTGTAGGTACAACAACAATTGTCAATATATCCACAGGTTCATTTAGAGCTGGTTTTTTTGATTATGTAGCTTCAAGCGGAAGTAATGCTCGAGCTGGTACAGTGATGTCTGTCTGGGATGGTAGTAATGTAAACTTTACTGATAATTCAACAACAGACATTGGAAGTACTACACTTGTTACAATGAGTGTAGCTTTAAGTGGTGCTAATGCTTTATTAAGAGCAACAATAAATGGAGATACTTGGAATATAAAAACAACTTATAGACTTATTTAAATAAAAATTAATGGCTTTGAATCTTTCAGATATTACCTTTACTTGGCAGTTTAATCCACTTTTTGTTAGCCCTACATCGACTGAACATAATGATGTTGTTACTAAAGTTTTTTACGAACTTAGAGCAACTATAGGGTCTGTTAGTGGATCAGTAGGTGGATTTCAAGAGATACTTCCGATATCACCTTCTGGAAGCTTTATTCCTTTTCAAGACTTAACATCACCTATAATACAGCAGTGGGTTGAATACATGCTAGGAGAAGAGGGTGTAAAAAACCTTAAGACTGACCTTAAAGAAAAGCTTGAAAATAAATTGAATCCTACTTTTGTTATAAAACAATCTCCTTGGATTCTATAGTGATTTATTTAGCTATAAACAAGATTTTAACTATTTATATAATATATTAGCATATATAAAACCCCTACCTTAGGGAAAGTGAACTAAGGGAGATAAACATGGCGAATGAATTTATTGTCCGTAACGGCCTAAAGGCCCTAAATAATTCACAAGTTACAGGATCTCTCTCTATTTCCGGATCACTTGCCGTTCCGGCTATACCTTTAGGTTCAACTGAAACTAATGTAGTAGTAACTGATACGGATGGAACTTTTAAATATAGAACTAATCTTAGTCTCCAAGGTACACAAGGAATTCAAGGTATTCAAGGCAATACCGGTACTCAAGGCATCCAAGGTACGCAAGGCATACAAGGTACTCAAGGAATTCAAGGTATTCAAGGTATTCAAGGTAATAACGGAACCCAAGGTATCCAAGGTACGCAAGGCATACAAGGTACTCAAGGAATTCAAGGTATTCAAGGTAATAACGGAATCCAAGGCATTCAAGGAATACAAGGAACCCAAGGAATACAAGGAACCCAAGGAATACAAGGTAATACAGGAATACAAGGTATACAAGGCATACAAGGAACTACCGGTCCTCAAGGAACTCAGGGCGTTCAGGGCTCAACCGGAACCCAGGGACTACAGGGCATACAAGGTATTCAAGGTACACAAGGAACACAGGGTATTCAAGGAATTCAAGGCTTAACCGGAACCCAAGGAATTCAAGGCGTACAGGGTATTACCGGTCCACAAGGCACGCAAGGTACTCAAGGAATTCAAGGGGTACAAGGCATAATTGGTGCTCAAGGTAGTCAAGGAACACAAGGTATTCAAGGAATACAAGGAATACAAGGAATACAAGGTACACAGGGTACTCAAGGAATACAAGGTACACAAGGCACACAAGGTATTCAAGGAGTGCAAGGAACTACCGGTACACAAGGTACACAAGGAATACAAGGTACACAAGGAATACAAGGCGTACAGGGTATAACCGGTATTCAAGGTATTCAAGGTATACAAGGTATACAAGGTTCTCAAGGCACTCAGGGGATTCAAGGCGTACAAGGTACTCAAGGAATACAAGGAACACAAGGAACACAGGGAACACAAGGTACCCAAGGCATTCAAGGAGTGCAAGGAACTACCGGTACTCAAGGTATTCAAGGTATTACAGGACCACAAGGTATACAAGGTATTCAAGGTATTCAAGGTACACAGGGTATTCAAGGCACGCAAGGTACGCAAGGCATTCAAGGTATACAGGGAATACAAGGTACGCAAGGGACTCAAGGGACTCAAGGAACGCAGGGTATCCAAGGCATACAAGGTACGCAAGGAATACAGGGTATACAGGGGGTACAAGGCATAACTGGAACCCAAGGTATCCAGGGTATTACTGGCCCTCAAGGTACGCAAGGAATCCAAGGTACGCAAGGAATTCAAGGAATTCAAGGGATTCAGGGTACCCAAGGTACACAGGGTATACAAGGCCCCCAGGGTACACAAGGAATACAAGGTATTCAGGGAATTCAAGGTACAACAGGACCGCAAGGTACTCAAGGTACTCAAGGAATTCAAGGGATACAAGGTAACACTGGTACGCAAGGAACCCAGGGAACTCAAGGAATCCAAGGTATACAAGGAATACAAGGTACGCAAGGTACACAGGGAACTCAAGGAACTCAAGGAATACAAGGCATTCAAGGTACACAAGGAATTCAAGGTATTCAAGGTACAACCGGTACACAAGGTATACAAGGCATACAAGGAACTACCGGTCCTCAAGGAACTCAAGGCATCCAAGGTACTCAAGGTACTCAAGGCATCCAAGGCATTCAGGGAATACAAGGTACACAAGGCACAACTGGCGCTCAAGGTATACAAGGTAATACTGGTACTCAAGGAACACAAGGAACACAGGGAACGCAAGGTACGCAAGGTACGCAAGGCATTCAAGGAGTACAAGGCTTAACTGGAACTCAAGGTATCCAAGGTATTACAGGACCGCAAGGTACACAGGGTGTACAAGGTACCCAAGGTATACAGGGTATTCAAGGCACGCAAGGTATACAGGGTATTCAAGGCATACAGGGAATACAAGGTACGCAAGGTACTCAAGGTACAATTGGTACACAAGGTATACAAGGCATACAAGGTACTCAAGGAACACAAGGAATCCAGGGTATACAAGGCACCCAAGGAACTCAAGGAATTCAAGGTATACAAGGTACAACAGGACCGCAAGGTACGCAAGGAACCCAAGGTACTCAAGGGATACAAGGTAATACCGGTACCCAAGGAACACAAGGAACACAAGGAACCCAAGGTATCCAAGGCAATACCGGTATCCAAGGTATCCAAGGTATTCAAGGTATACAAGGAACTACTGGACCTCAAGGAACACAAGGAACACAAGGTATCCAAGGTATTCAAGGTATACAAGGAACTACTGGACCTCAAGGAACACAGGGAACACAAGGAACAACTGGTACGCAGGGCATTCAAGGCGTAACTGGTCCTCAAGGTACTCAAGGCATACAAGGTATTCAAGGAACACAAGGTACTACTGGTGCACAAGGAATTCAAGGTATACAAGGTATAACTGGCCCTACTGGACCAACGGGACCTCAAGGTACGCAAGGTATACAGGGTATTCAAGGTATAACTGGAACTCAAGGAACAACAGGACCTCAAGGTACACAAGGCATTCAAGGAATACAAGGTATACAGGGTATTCAAGGTACTACCGGTCCTCAGGGTACACAAGGTACTACCGGTGCTCAGGGTATTCAAGGTATCCAGGGTATAACTGGACCTACCGGACCAACCGGACCGCAAGGTATTCAAGGTGTTACTGGGCCAACTGGACCGCAAGGTATTCAAGGTGTTACTGGACCAACTGGACCTCAAGGAACTACTGGTGCTCAAGGAATACAAGGTATAACTGGACCTACTGGACCGACAGGTCCGCAAGGAACTACTGGCGCTCAAGGAATTCAGGGTATAACCGGCCCAACAGGACCTACTGGACCTCAAGGAACTACTGGTGCTCAAGGAATACAAGGTATAACTGGACCTACTGGACCAACAGGTCCGCAAGGGGCTACTGGCGCAACAGGAGCTCAAGGTATTCAAGGTATAACAGGTCCTACAGGACCTACCGGCCCGCAAGGTACGACTGGTGCTCAAGGCATTCAAGGTATAACAGGTCCTACAGGACCTACCGGCCCGCAAGGTACGACTGGTGCTCAAGGCATTCAAGGTATAACAGGTCCTACAGGACCGACAGGTCCGCAAGGGGCTACCGGTACTCAAGGTACTCAAGGTATTCAAGGTGCTACAGGACAAAAAGGAGGA